CCGTCAAAGCCAACGGCGGTGACACGATCACCGCCTGGGTCGGGCACCTGCCGCCCGGCGGCGGCGGATTCGACCCGGCCGAGATGGGCCGCGCCAAGCTGAACAAAGCCGGCGGTGGTGATGACAGCGACCCAAAAGACTGGCCCGGCTGGGAGCATGACCAGCACCTCGCCGCCGCCTACGCCGCCCGCCTCACCGCCGCCTACCATGCCGCGGCCCGTGACATCAGGGCCCTGGTCACCCGCTGGCGGAACGGGAAAATCACCGCGAACCCCGCCGGGCTGGCCGCCAGGATCCGCAGCCTGATCTCTAACCGGCTCGCCCCGGTCCTCGGTGACCTGTGGGCGGAGGCATGGCACCTCGGTTCGACGGCAGCCGGGATCGTCACCGGCCACGCCAGCGGCTGGGGCACCTGGAAACCCGGCAACCCGGGCACCCTCCCCGCACCGCCGCCCCACATTGACCCGACTGCGGTCAGCGGAACAGGCGCCGGGGACACAGCGGAAGACGGACCGGACCTCACCGGAACCGGCAGCCTCCAAGATCTCCTCAACGAGTACGGCATCAGCGAAATCAAAGCCCTCGGCGGCGCCGGCCTTGACGACCTGGAGGAGGCCATCACCACCGCCGTCGATGCCGGGGACACCGCCGTCACCCTCGCCCGCGTAATCGAAGGCATGCTCACGATCCCGGCGCGGGCGCAGATGATCGCGGTCACCGAGATCGCCAGGGCAGTCACCTCCGCCAGTCTCTCCTCCTACCGGCTGTTCGGCGTCACCATGATCGCCTGGCAGACCGCCGGCCCCGGCGGCGCGCAGGTGTGCCCCGCCTGCCAGTCGAACCAGGCCGCCGGACCGATCCGCATCGGACAGGACTTCCCCTCCGGTGTACCGGCGCCGCCAGGTCACCCGAACTGCCGCTGCTGTGTCCTGCCCGCGGCGATGCCCGGCGTGAACCTGCTCACCGGAACAGCCGCCTAACCCCGTGAAAGGAACCGCGCCTTGCCTGTTGACGCGATCTGTAACGACGGCACATGGCCGCCGGTCCTCACCTGGCTCAACAGCATGCGGTACCAGGTGCCGTTCGGCGGCCGCCCCGCGATAATCCGCAACCCGGACGGTACCCTCAACGTCCTCACCGCCAGTGGCGGTGAGCTGACCGCCGGAATCGGCGACTGGGTGATCCGTGAACCCGGCGGCGGGTTCAGTGTCTGCAAGGAGGACGTGTTCACTGCCATGTACGGGTCACACGAACAGTGGAACCCGCAGCAGACCCCCGTGATCGACCGGGAAGCGCTGCTCGAAGCCGTCCTGAAAGTGATCAGCGGTGTCACTCTCGTGAAACCCGGCGAGACCCTGATCATCCGGGTGCCAGCCGACTGGAACCCTCAGCAGGTCAGCCAGTACCAGGAGTACCTGGACTACCAGGGTCAGCGGCTCGGTTTCACGGTGCTCGCCGTCACCGGAGACGAACTGGCGATCGCGGAAGGCGGTAAATGAATGGCAGATGACCTGTCACGTGATCCGGTTCCCCGGTCCGGGCGCTACAGCAAGCCCCTGCTGAACACGGCGACTACGTTCCGGCTTCCGGCGCCGCTGCTCGAGGAGGTCCGCCGGCTCGCCGCCCGCAACCGGGTATCAGCCGGGGAGTGGATACGCCAGGCAGTTACTGTAGCGGTCCTTGAGCACGGCAAGCCGCCCCTGCTGCCCGGTTACCGGCAGTCCGGCTGGCAGTGCCCGCACGCCACCATCACCGCCGGGGCAACCCTGTACCAGGTGTCCTGTATCGCCGGATGCACGATGACCCCGGTTTACGAGCTGCTGCCGACCGGGTGACGGCTGGTCCGCCGCCCGCATGAGCAGCGCCCGATCTTCTCCACTGTCACCGCGTTCCAGCGGTTCTCAAGCCAGAACACCTCACGGTGACTGTGTGCCGCGCACCACGGCCACAGCAGCCAGCGGCGCACCTCCCAGCTGTCCACCAGCAGCGGCCTGGTCACGGCGCCCACCACAGCTGCCCGACCGCCACCTCACCGCCTGGTGTCTCCCGCAGGTACGCGGTGGCCTGGTCGACCCCGGCCCGGCATGTCGCGCAGTCATGCATGAGGCCGAGGGTCCGCACCTGCTCCGGGTCGGACGTCAGAGTCCACTCAGCATGATGCAGCCGCTCACCCAGGCGAGCCGCGGACAGCTCGGCGATCTCCCGCAGGGCACGCGCGGCCACCTTCGCGTTCAGTACCCGCTGCCCGTCGATCGTCACGTACACACCATCGGGCACCTTCGCGATCGCCGCATCGTAACCGGTGGGCTCACCGCGGCTGTCCCCGATGACGTTCAGTTGCACGCTCGTCACCCGCCTGATCCTAAACCTGCCGCACCAGACCCGGCTGCGGTTCCGCGCCGAGGGGTGGCCTGGTGATCCACGTCAGCTGGCAGACGATCCTCCAGTCCGTCATCGCCAGCAGCTTCGTGTCCTGGCCGGTATTCGCCGCCGGCCTGTGGGTCCAGCACCGCCGCGTCAAAGCCGACCTCCACAAGGTCACCCAGGCGCAGACCACCGACCTGCAACACCGTCTCGACAAGCAGACCGCACAGATCACCGGCCGGGCGGCACCCGGAACTGATCCCGATGAAGGGAAAATGCCATGACTGAAAACACGCCCGCAGACCCGAACCCGACCCAGGCGTCAGTGACCCTCCCCGACACCCCCGCCCCCACCGAGGCCGCGCCGACCAGTGTCCTGCGCAAGGTAGAAATCGAGATCGGCAAGGTCACCGACGCGATCGAGGCGTTCGCCGCCGAACACGGCCTGGACGCGGCACTGATCACCGCGCTCAAGGAGCGGATCACCAGCCTGCTGTAACCCGCCCCCGCCAGACGCGGCGTTATCCGGGGCTGTGATCGAGACATTGATGCCGTGCGCGGCGAACAGGGCACTCAGCCCGTACACCGCCACCGTCAGCAGCTCCGTGTCACCGTCATCCTCAGGGAACCCCATCCCGCACACCGCCCCGCTGTCATCCCCCGCGCCGTTGTTCACGATCACGATCAGCCGCGCATTGTCATCAAGCTCAGGATGATCAGCGCCGGCCGTGAGCATCACCGCGGCGATCCTGGTTGAGGCATGCTTGTCCGGACTGCTGACAATCCGGGGGTTCGGGACGTTTACCTGCAGCGGGTCTGGGGCGTTCACCCGCGTCACGGTACCGGCGCCCGCCAGCCGGGGCGGGGCGTGTCCCGGTACCGTGACACCCGTGGCCGCCTGCGGTGTAAACGGGAGGCGACGCGTAAACTGTGGTGCCAGCAGGTGACCTATGCCCGCCGCCGTCTCGCCTGGGGGCGTTCCCGCTCGGCGATCGTGTCGAGCCGGTCAATGACATGGCTGACCTCGTCACGCTCACCGGGCGTCCAGTCATCCGGCCACCGGTCGAGGGCGTCACCGAGCATCGTGGCCAGGTCATCCGGTGGCAGCCGGCGAAGCTGTCTGCCGGACTTCTTGAGCGCGTTGTCTATGACCTTGTTGACGGCGTCGGCCGGGTAGCCGGCGTCAGGCTGGTTACCTGGGCTCATGGCCGTGATCCTTTCCTGGTGAGCGGGTAGGCGGACAGGTACTCCCACGGGCACCGGTCCCGGCCGCAGGTGTCCTCATGCCTCCGGAACTTCGGCACGTGCCCGGCGAAGGCGGTCACGTGGCCGCGGTTGCACCGCCACTGCGTGAAGTCAGCGCTCATGACACCAGGCTGACAGCAGAACCAGCTGTCCCGCCCGTACGCCTGGCGGGCGGTGTCACTGTCCCCCTCAGGGACCGGGGCGGGGCACAGGTGCCCGTCACCCGCGCACGGCTGTTTCCCGGTGTTGGAGCTGAGGAAGTGGCCGCAGACCCGGCAGCGCGGTGAGTGGTCAACGGATACCAGCGGCACGTGCCCCAGGACCTCATACGAGGGCCGGGGAACCGGCCGGCTGAGCGGCCACCAGCCACAGTGCGCAGGCTTGTCGTACTTCCCAGCATCAGCCCTCGTGAAAGCCTCCTCATGGCAGCTGATGCGGGGGTCACCGCCGCAGAGGGGGCAGGCTCGCCAGCGGCACCACTGCCCGCCGATCAGCCTCTCCAGCGTGGCGCCGGGATGCTCCTCGCACTGGATCGAGTCCTGGTGGACCTCCCAGACCTCATCCCAGTCGAACATCTCGATGGTGCCGGCGGCGGTGAGCGGCCCGTGGACTGAGGCGCTTCCCCAGGCGGTCAGATTCTCCCCGTGCCCGCACTCTGCGCACCTGTAGACGCTGATGTTCTTCGCGGTCACGGGCACGGTTCACCGTCTGAGTCGTGCCGGTGCGGCGGCCCGCCATGATCCTGGCAGGTCTCCGGAGCGGCCGGGAAAGCCGGGAATTCACCAAACACCTCTGTCCCTTGCACGGTGATCCGCACCGGGACGAGGCGGTCATCATCCTGCTCGTACGCTGCCCAGACCGGGGACTCAGCCGGTAGCGCGTCATCCAGGTCAACGGAGACGTGGAGCACACCGTCCTTGGCGTAGACGGAAACGATCGCACCGCCGATGGTGATGTTCGGGTACAGGCTGTGGTCCCCTGTCTCAAGGCGCGCAGGGTTACCGCCCGGATCGAAGACCGCAGCCGCGTTCGCGGTCTGGTCAGCCGGGGTCTGATTCGTCATGATGTGCCTCCGCTTTGGCTGGGCTGGATTTCTGCGGTGTACCGGAGGCAGCCCTTGCATGTGGCCGGTTCATCTACCGGGTCACCGAGCTGCCGGGCATGGCCGACCTCACACAGCGGCCGGCCGGCCCGGTGTAGCCGCCGCGTCGAGCGCGCGTCGACCAGGGGCACAACGTGGCGTAGCGTCTCAGCCTGCCAGGAGGCCCCGTACCGGCGGCCGTGCATGTTCGGGCGTACCTCCACCGGCACCCCGCACGTAGCGAGCGCCCTGGCCCACCGGTCCCGGTCCGCCTGCAGACCGGCCGCACGGCGTGCCTCCTGCGCCCGCGTCAGCTCCGCAGACTCGGCCTGCCACACCTCAAGCCATGACGGCTTAGGGGGGGTCAGGTTCCGTTCGTCGGCGATGAGCAGCATCACCGCGTCGGTCGCGGAGATCGACTTGAGGCCGCCGCCGAGCATCGGCTTGCCGGTGACTGACTGGCACCACTCCAGACCTCGCCGCCGTAGCACCTCTTCCATGCGGGGCAGGTCCGCCGGGGCGATGAACCCGCCGTTACGTCGGCGGGCCGCCTCGCGTACCTCCTCGTACTCCTGGTAATCGGTCACCGGGTGCTGGTCGAGGGCCAGGAGATCAGCGATCGAGATCATGAGCGGTCCTCCAGTTCCGGGTCCAGTGCCGTCCTAGGCATTGTCGGTCTTGTAGGCGCTGGCAGGCTCCCCGCACTCGCGGTTGAGCTGCTGCAGGTCCGCGCCGATCTTCGTAAGCTGCCCCAGGAGTTCCGGCATAGCCTCGTACCCTGCGATGCCGGGGCTGTTCACCTCATCTTGCAGGCCGGCGTACACGGTGATGTCCGTGATCAGTTTCCCGACCGGGGCACCTGACTGCTGCAGGACCGTGAGTCCGGCCAGGTACGCGGCCTGAGTCTCTGGCTTGTGGAACTGGGTGATCATCGGGGTGCACCACGGGTGAGGGGATGACGGGCTGCTCCCGCATCCGGTGAGCAGCGCTGCGGTAACGGGTACGGCGGCGAGGCCGGCGGCGATCCTGCTGCGATGCTTGAGCGTGATCCGGCTCATGACTGCTCCTCCAGTTCCGGGTGCAGTTCCGCGCCGTCGACGCCGAGGCGGGCGAGCAGGTGATCGATCAGGGTAAGCCGGCTGGCGAGCGTTTCGGCGACAGCGGCGGTGTCCAGGTCGTACTCCGGGTCACGGTAGGCCGCGATCGCGGAGCGCGTGTATATGAGCTGGCCGGCAAGCTCCTGCTCCATCTGGCGGCGGAGGCAGGCCTTCTGGTCACGGCAGGCGAACGACGGCCCGTTGTTGATCTTCTCCAGGGTGTCCGGGGTGCCCGGCTCGCGGCAGACGGCGCAGCGGCCGTAGCCGAGCTGCTTGAGCGCGTCCAGGGCCTTGCCGGTGGAGTCTTCGAACGGGTCACCGTTGAGGACCTGGTTGACGGCGGCGATGACGATGCTGGCCAGGTCGGTGACCGGGATGGCGGCGGTGGTGGTGTTCATGAGGGTGACTCCGATCGGTGTAACCGGAAAATCTTTTAACACCATAATAGTACCGTAGTTTTGACGTTGAGTCAAAACATTCACGGGATGCGATCGGACTGGTCAGCCGGTCTGGAGAAGCCGGCGGCACTCGCTGTGCACGAACCCGTGGGCCTCGCAGCCGACGGCGGTCCAGTACTCGTACCGGATCCACTCGGCGGCGCGCGGCTCGCCGCCGCACTGGCACCACCCTGTGCAGACAGCACCCTGGCCGTCGCTGGTGAGCGTGACGTTCTCGTGGGTGCCGAGCGCAGCCATCCACTCCGGGGTGCCGAGCTTAGCGACCGCGGCAGCGGCGGCGGCGCGCTCCTTCGACCATCCGGCGCGGGTGATGAACATGTCACCGACCCGCGTCCGGCCGGTGCCGTCATGGAGGTCCGCGGCGAGGATCGCCGCGGCCAGCTCACGAGTCAGGGTGCTCCATGCGGCGTTTGCCTTCGCGTCGCCGGGGTCAGCCAGGAACGGCTTGTCCCACTCGGCACGGAGCCCGGTCAGGGTACGGGCGGCGGTGGTGGTCATGAGAGTGGTTCCTTTCAGGATGTGACGGTGCGGACCAGGAGGACGCGGGCGCGGCGGTCCTTGCGGATGCGGGCGACGCGACGGGCCTTGGACCGGGCGGTCTCTGACCGCTTGACGGCGCTCTGGCCGCTGGGGTCGGGGGCGCGAAGGTTCCCGAACTGGTCGATGCGGATGGTCATCAGGACTCCCTGTGAAGCGGGCGGACGTAAATCCACCCGGTGTGGTTCAGGCTCGCGACGATCCTGGTGACCAGGTAGCGGGCCGGGTTGACCGCCTTAGCGGCGGCGTCGGCCTGCGCGGCGTCCGGTACGCGAACCTCCCAGTAGCCGAGGGACCGGCCGTCCTGGGTGCGGGCCAGGCTGGTGCGGACCTGCATGCCGGTGGCCTTCTTGATGTCGCTGGTGATGGTGTTCTGCATCGCCCTCACACCCCTTTCCGGTCGGTTGCTCTTAACAATCAAATAGTACCGTCATTTGACTGTCAAGTCAAATCTATGTGCCGGCTGGCGGCGGGGCGCGTCAGAAGCCCTGCGGGGTGTACGACCACTCGGGCGGCTCCCACGCCCCGCGCTCCTCGAAGAACCGCTCGACCAGGTACTCGGCGTGCAGCTCGGCCTCCTGCTGCGCCTGCAGCTGGTCACCGCAGGCGACAGCCTCGTCCATCGTCTCGACCGTCTCGTGGTACCAGCAGAACAGGTGCCCGAACGAGCACGGGAGCTGCCAGATCGCGTTCACGGTCTCGTAGCAGAGCCGGATGGCCTGCACGCTCTTGTGAGTTCCGTGGCAGTTGCCGCAGGTGATGCTGCAGCTCCTGGATGCTGCCAGCGCGGCAGCCTTGGCGGTGCAGGGATCCATGCTCGTTGTCACGAGAACACCAGCCCTCGCGCATCCGCAACCGGCTCGATAGCGTCGAAGACGCTGACGATCTCGGCGTTCATGGCACTGTCGTTGCCGTACTCGGCTGCAACCGCACGGTTGGCGCCGATGATCATCTTTACCAGTGCGGCTATTTCGTCGTTCGTCAGAGCGCTGAAGCCCATCATCTCGGTGACGGTGTCGGAACTCATCGCGGTCTCTTTCCCGTGGTCTCTCGTTTACAAATAAATAGTATCGTCTAATCGTCATGATGTCAATTAATGTCGCGGAGGTATGTGGCCCAAGCGCTCGCCGAGCCAGCCACTGGTCAGGACCAGCTCACCTACCTGTCATTTCCGGTCGAGAAGTTCGAACGGGACGCCAACGGTGACCTGCTCGTCTACGGGAAAGCCACAGACGGCTCCCTCGACTCGGACGACCAGGTCGTTGACCCGGACTGGTCAGGGAAAGCCCTCAACGACTGGCTGAGTACCGGCGGGAACGTCCGCGTCCAGCACCAGGCGCTCCGCGACCCCGCCGGCAAGGGCCTGTCCGTCGAGGTCACCCCCGACGGCCACTACGTCAAGAGCCTGGTGGTCGAGCCGGTCGCCAAACGCCTCGTTGAGGCCGGGGTGCTGCGCGCCTACAGCATCGGCGTGGCCAGGCCGGTGATCAAGCGTGACCCGACCGGCAAGGCCCGCGGCGGTGTCGTCTGCGGAGGTGAACTCGCGGAGATCAGCCTGGTTGACCGGCCGGCGAACAAAAACTGCCAGCTGACCATCGCCAAGGCCGCCGGCGGGAACCTGGAGCTGGTCGGGGAGCTGACCGGGGATGTCCCCCGTGACTTCCTCGCCAAGAACGAGACCCCGCCCGGTGACACCGGCGCCCAGGTCGCCCGGGACGAGGCGGACCAGCGCCGCGACTACGAGGCGGAGCGGACCCGCTGGCTGACCGGCGAGCCGTCCCTGAAAGGCGCGCTGACCGGGACGGAGCTGCTGCAGCAGCGTGCCCTGTGGAAGCGGTGGCACAACCAGGGTGACGAGGACGGCCTGAACGGCACCGCCGACGGATTCCGCCTGTGGCTCGCCAAGCGGAAGATGGACCCGAATGTCGGCGGCGGAGTCGACCGGGACAAGATCCCCGCTGAGGACTTCGCCGGGAAAGACCGCTCGTTCCCGATCGTCACCCCCAAGGACGTCCATGACGCCTCGCTGTCGATCGGCCGGGCCGGCGACGACAACTACTCGAGCGACCAGCTCAAGAGCAACATCATCAGCATCGCCCGCCGCAAGGGCCCCTCGTTCACTGCGGAGCTGCCCGACTCGTGGAAGACCGCGGATGTCACCGGGGAGCTCACCAAGGACGACGACGGCGGGGCAGGGCAGGAGTGCACGACCTGCAAGGGTGACGGGAAGATCATGGACGGGCACCGTACTTGCCCGGACTGTGACGGCACGGGTGTCGCCACCCCCGACACCGGCAAGGCCACCGGCGCCGAGGTCGCGAAGGCGGGCGCCAGGGCGTGCACCGGCTGCGGCAAGAACTACCACGCCGACTCCAGCGAAACCTACTGCGCGAACTGCGGCAAGAAACTCCCGGCCGCCAAAACCACCAGCTCTGATAACAGCAGCAAGCCGACGTCTGAGATGGTGGCGGCGCTCGCCGCGTACACCGAATCGGTCGCAAAGGCAGTCAGCGCGGGGGTCCTCAGCCAGATGCAGGGCTCCGCGATGCTCGCGGAGGCGGCCGGGGTGCTGAAGGGCAGCGGGCCGCTGCCCTCGGACACGAGCCCGGCGGGGACCCACCGGGAACCGGACGGGACTACGACGGTTGAGCCGTTTGAGGCGGATGCGGGGATGGCAACGAACCCGGACCCGGTTCCCGATCAGGTGCCCGCGTCGGTGCAGATGGCGGCGGTCCCGTACAGCGTACGGCGGATGCATGACGCCTGCTGTGCCGCCTACCCGGCGGATACGGTCCTCGGCCATTACCCGGCGCTGAAGGCCATCGGGGAGGCGGTTGACGATCACTGGTTCACCGTTGCGGCGGCGGAGGCCGCCCTGGCCGGCAAGTCCAAGCGCACCGTCCGGCTGACGGTGCTGGCGGATGCGGCACGGACGGTGAAGGGGATGGACCCGGCGGCGGTTGACGACGGGCGGGCGCTGCTCGCGAAAGCGTTCAGTGACATGTACCCGGGGACCAGCCTGTCCCCCGGTGACACCCCAAGGCCCGGCGCCTACCAGCGGCCCTACCTGAGTGCCGGGCACGCCGCGGAGGACGCCGGCAGCAACGGATCGGCGGACATCCCCCCGTCAGCGAACGTCCCAGACCCGGGTGACTTCACCCGCGGCCCGCTGACCGACGGGCAGGCTGCCCCCTCCCCCGCGAACGGGGACCTGACCCGGTCCATGCCTGATACCAGCACGAACGCGGCCCGCACCTACTACACCAACACGGCCCGCGACCAGGCCCGGCAGGCACTCGTTGCGATGCACGATCACATCGCCGGCACGTTCCCTGACATCTGCCCGATGACAAACTCGAAGTCGGTGATGCCACCGGACATGGGCTCACGGAACGTACCCCAGGCTGCTCCCCCGGCATTCGTCAAGGCGGCGGCCGGGGAAGACCTGATCATCCAGGCTGCCCGCCTCGGCTACGTCCTCACCCCCGCCGCCGCCGTCCAGCCGGCCCCGGTCCCGCTGGAGCCCGTCACCGGCCAGGTGCAGGGCATCGACCCGGTCACCCTCAAGACCATGCTCGCCGAGCAGGCCACCACCATCACCGCCGCCTGGCAGGATCAGGTCAGCGGCCTTCAGGCGCAGGTTGACAAGCTCGGCTCCCAGCCTGACCCGAACCTCGCCCCCGTCCGCGGTGCCCTCGCCCGCGCCGACACCAGCGCCGGCGTCCCAGTCGAACGCCGGTCCCTGATCGACGAGGCCACGGAGAAAGCCCGCCGCGCCCATGCGGAGGAGGAAACCGCGTACCGCGCCTACATCTCGGCGCTGTCCAAGTCACCTGACCCCGGTACGCGGGAGAAGGCCCTGGCGGTGCTCGACAAGATGATCACCGCCGGGTAGAACAGCCCGCCTCTTCCCCCCCAAGGCTTGCCGGCCCTCGTCGGGCCGGCAGAACCACAAAGCACCGTCCCCGTGGGAGGTGACCACCAATGACCCCAATCCCGACGATCACCATGCGCGCCACCCAGCGCGCACCCTGAACCAAGTCACAGGAGGTATGTGACCGCAAATGACGTAGTACCCTACGGGACCGCGTCCCAGGCGACCCTCCAAAGGGGCGCCGACAACAACCCAGACTGGATCGCCGAGGCCGACGCCCACAAATACCGGGCCCCCGACGCGATGCTCTCCGACAAGATGCCCGCCCTCGTCAAAGGCGTCGGCTACGCCCGCCCTGGCGGCAACCGGCCCCTTGACGACGACGAGGAAGTCTTCAAGCGCTCGATGCGCGCCGAGCACGCGTTCCGCGGTGCGATCAAGCAGGGCATCGAGAACCCGCAGCAGGTCGTCAAGGGCATGAGCCCGGAGTTCGCCGGCCAGTTCGGCAGCTTCCTGGCTAACAGCCCGCAGAACCAGGGGATGCTCAACCTCGTCGGCCAGCTGAACCAGCAGCTGTCCGATGCGCTGGGCAAGTCGATCACCCTCACGTCCCCGCTTAACAGCGGGTTCGTGCCGTTTGACCTCAACTGACGGGGTCGTAACTCCGAGAACTGCTGGGACGCCCGTGTCACCCGGCCGCGCCACAACGTGAGGCGAAAGCCTGAGCGTGACGGCTCGAAAAGCGGCCGGCAGGGGTAATCAGCAGCCGAGCCCACCTGGCTGAGCGCCGATGGGAAGGTTCAGAGGCCATGCACGGAGCACCCCGTCAGGGGTGAAGATATGGTCCGCTCCCCCGCGAAAGCGGTGGGAGGCAGGCGGAACAGAAACGACCTGCCCCGCCAGGTAGTGCTACTGGCGCGTAACAAATGGTGTCGCACCGTCATCACTTATTTACCCTGTGTATTCGCCGTTGAGGAACAAGCTACCTCGCACGCCCGGCCAGGGCACGTCGCGGAAGCGGAAGATCATCACCGGCGTCTCCGGCTCCCAGACCGGCCCGTCCGGCGGCAGTTTCGTCCGCCTATCAATTCCCGAGCTCGTGCAGTCCGGCGGCGCCATTTCCGGCACCTCCTCAGGAGTCAACTGGCCCCTGAACCTGCCGGGCACCGGCTCACAGGACGCCATTGACATCAGTGTCCCTTGCTTGAATTAGGTAGGGGCCTCGCTCGGCGACGGGCGAGTGAAAACCACGAGAATTGCTGGAAAGCCCGAGTCACCCATCCGCGCCACAACGTGAGGCGAAAGCCTGAGCGTGACGGCTTGAAAAGCGAATGGCAGGGGCAATCAGCAGCCGAGCCCGCCTGGCGCAACACGCCGACGGGAAGGTTCAGAGACTATGTACGTGGAATCTGGCTATATAATTAAATAGTGGGACGCATTCCTGGTCAGCCGTCACTAACTGCCGACGAAAAGGCAACGATCGTCGCCCGGTACACAGCTGGGGAGACCATTAAGGTTCTCCGGAGCGACTACCGGCGGACACGGCAGACAGTCAAAGACGTTCTTGTAGCCGCAGGGGTGGCACTCAGGCCGCCTGGCTACAGTAAAGGACGCCAGTGGACTCCGGAACATCGTAAAGCCCACTGGGAAGCCACTCATAACGACGACTTCCGGGAAAAGTCACGGCAGACTGCGCTGCAGATCCTTGAGTCATCACGGCGAACAGGATCAGCAACGGACACGCCGATAGAGCAACGCCTGCAAGATGAACTCAGGAACACGGGAATCGGGTTCGCCACGCAGGTGCGCTTGCTTGACCGCTACCTAGTAGACATCCTGCTCAGCCAGGCGCCGATCGTCATCGAGGCGGACGGCGCCCTCCACCAGCTTCCCGGGAACGCGGCAAAAGACGCGACACGGGATAAGGCACTGGCGGCAGCGGGGTACACCATCTACAGGTTCCGAGGCGGGGAGATCAACCGGGACGCGGCCGGATGCATCAGGCGGGTTATCGCCGAATGCAGCCTGTCCGCTGAAGCTGCACCGGAGTTCCAGGTGCGGACCAGCTTCTCCGGCCCTGATCACCCGAACTGGAAAGGCGGCCCGGAGGAGTTCATCTGCTCCAACTGTGATGCCCCGTTCAAGAGGCACCGCGCCCAGGTTCGGGGCGAGCGGATGTTCTGCACCTCGCGCTGCTACGGCGAGTGGATGACTGCCAACCCGGAGATCAGCGGTCGCAACAGCCGGATTGAACGCGACTGGAGCGACCTGCGCACCTTGTATGAAGCGAGGATGTCCACCAAGCAACTGGCCGCCTATTACGACTGCAGCCAGAAGGCAATCCTCAGCGCCATGCGCCGACTTGGGATACCCGTACGGCAACAAGGTGGCTACCGCCCAAGGGGCGGCTTTTACCAAACGCCAGATTAAGAGATAGTCCGAACCCGTGTGAGAGCACGGGAGGCCGGCGGAAACGACCGGCCCGGCCGCGAGCGCAATACCTCGCGGCAGGTAACAGCTTGTACCGTTTTTGGGGATTGTCGGAAAACCTTTCCTGGCTTGCCCAGTTCTCCGGGCAGGGCTTTGAGGACATTTCCGCATTGGCGAACCTGCTTTTGCTTCAGGAATTCATGCTCAATGAGGAAGCCTCCCACCTGGCGGCTACCTCGATCGCATTGTCGGCCCCGGCCGCCCCGACGCTGACCGCCCGTGCGGCGAACAGCGGCGAGACCGCGCTCAGCGGGGTCACGACGAACGTGTTCGTTGAGGTGAGCGCCGGAACGTTCTTCGGGCAGACCGCCGCGGGCACCAGCGCCTCCGTCGCCTGGTCGTCCGGGCAGGTTGTCGACGTGCAGATCACCCCGGTCGCCGGAGCCCAGTTCTACAACCTGTACGTCACCACCGGCGCGACCGCAGGCACTTACCACCTGATGGCCTCCCAGGTCGGTGGCCAGTACTTCACGCTGCAGGGGGCGATCCCCACCACCGGGACTGCCGCACCAGGCGCCGACACGGGCACGTTCTCCGCGAACGACGAGGAAGGCCTGACGGCCGTGCTGTCAGGGCACTCCTCAACCGGCGGCGGCTCCGCGATCTACCCCTCCGGATGGCAGGCCGGCTACTTCGCGCAGAACACCGGCAGCACGCTGAACACAAGCGTGATGAACAACGCGCTGCAGCAGCTGTGGGACGGCGCCGGCAACGCCTACGGCGCCTACCGTGCCGACCCCGCCGAGATCATCGCCGAGGGCGGCGACGTCATGCGCCTGAGCAACGACGTCGTGCAGACCGGCGCGAACACCCACTACTCCCTGTTCATCCAGCAGTCGGAAGTACCCGGCGTCCGCCTCGGTGCTGCCGTCTCCGAATTCCAGAACCCGATCACCAAGTCCGTTGTGCGCGTGGTTGTTCACCCGTGGACGCCGCAGGGCACCGCGTACCTGATGAGCTACACCATGCCATTCGCATGGTCGAATGTCAGCAATACCGTCGAGCTGGTCGCGGTGCAAGATTATTTGTCCATAAGCTGGCCCGTTATCGATGCGTCGTTCCGGTCAAATTTCATGCTGGCCGCCTAACCCGGTAACGGGTTAGTGAAAATCCCGAGAACTGCTGGAACACCCGCGTCACCCGGCTGTACCACAACGTGGCCTGAAAAGGCGAGCGCGACGGTTTGAGAAACAGCCGGCAGGGGCAATCAGCAGCCGAGCACCTAAAGGCGCGACACGCGTCCACGGTGAAGGTTCACAGACCATGTACGGGACACCCCGATGGGGTGAAGATATGGCCGGGTCTTGCGCGAGAGCGTAAGAGTCACGCAGTAATGACGTGACCCTCCGCCGCAGGCGGAGAGTAACAATAACGACAGCATGTTCCTGTACGCCGCCCTGGTAGTTAACGCACCCATGTATATGGGCCTTATTCAGGGTATTCAGAAGACGACGAGGTCCGGGACTACCGGCACCTGGTCGTAACGAACTGAGCCGCTTGCGGGCCAGGCCGGGAACGTCTTGATGTATCCACTCGTCAAGAACCCGGACTGGCCTGCCCGACATTTCCCGTGACCGAAAGAGGGTGCAGAGTATTGGGCGGTCCTCGCGTGTTCGCCGGTTATCGGCCGCAGCCGCCGCAGGAGTACGCCGACAAGGGCATCACCAACAGCGGTAGCGAAGCCGATTACGAGGGTGTCATCTTTTCTGACGGCACGGTTGCGGTGCGGTGGCGGACCCGGTTCCGTTCTCATTCCGTCTGGTCGTCGTGGGGTGACTTCTATGAGGTTCACGGTCATCCGGAGTACGGGACGCGAATCGAGTTCGCGGACGGGGAAGCCGCGCCCGCAGGCTAGTTGGCCGACGGAAGGTTACGGCGATCGTTTCTTCGCTCACTGAGAAAAGATCCACCTTCCGTGCTCGTCAAACTTAGGTTGCCATTGCGATGGCACAGCGTCCAGGCCGAGAGACTGCA